AATGGCTAGACGAGGCCGCAGAGCTTACCCTTGAAGTGGAGAACACTTACTATGCCTAACCAGAGTACAGAACCAAAGTACGACCCAGACACCCCATGGGGATGGGCCCACAAAGCCGGGGAAATGGACAGTTATTACGGTCGTCCACCCAAGCCCCACTACCACGGCCTCGGGAGCAAGCTCTGGGGAGTCCTCGTTGACAACCCTTGTGAGACCACAAAACAGGCTTACCTTGAGGGCTACTTCGACAACACCGAACGGAAGGATTGGGGCCTTGATTGACGTGTGGGACCAGTCCACTTGGAAGGACCTCCGGGTCCTCCGTACCGAGCTTCGAGAGGCACTGTTTGACTGCACAGACCCGAAGACGGAAGCCAGCCTTCAGGCACAGCTGAACTCGGTACAGGACGACATCGAACAAGGGCTCACCGTACAGGTGCCCTTCTGACAGAATCCGGATTGCCCAGTCTCCGTGCCTTTGGCTAAACGATGGGCTTCTCTCCTCCTAGCTGGAGCTAGTCTCTAGTACCCTCCCAACTCAGGTCTCACTGGTTCATCCGGTGGGCCTTCTTTTTTGTTCAGTCTCTGGTCGTCTCCACAAGGCCCGTAGACAGGCTCTAGCTGTAGTCTGGCACTGGCACACTCTGGAACAGCCAAAGCCTGTCAGTGGGCTTCACAGGGGCTTCACAGGGGAACCCTTTCCAAAGAGGGACGGAGTCCAAACTGGGAAGGGGATGTAAACGGGTGTTTACTTTTGAGGACAGGGGTTTGGCTCTGGTGTCGGTACGTTTGTACCGGGGAGAAACTGAAGTGGGACGTTTGTTTGGACTCTGGTATTTGGGGCAATTTTGGGTTGATAGATCAAATTTTATTTATCGTTTTTGGATACCTCATCGACACCGGGGGTCTCTAACTTTAAGTTGAAGGACTCACTGTCGTCTCTCCTTTTGGGACACCTCACCTCCGGTTGTGACTGGGGCAATTGCTAAAATTTGAGCTAAAGTTTGTCTCTCGTAAAACGGGAGTCTACCTCTGGTTGCAACGGGGGGGCAATTGCTAAAATTTGAGATAAAGTTTGTCTATCGTAAAACGGGAGTCAACCAGAGGTTGCACTGGGGGTCTCTAACCTTAAGTTGATGAATCAAAGTTAGGCCATCGTAAAACGAGAGGGCGGGGGTCAGCTGATGCAGTATCTAAAATTTGATTTAAGTTTTATTACTACGACAACGTGTGTCCAGTCCCTCCGTAACCTTAAGTAGTAGGACTCAATTCTCACTATCGTCACACGGGAGTCCACCTCTAGTTGTACGACCCTCCAAATACTGGAGTTAAACTTAAGTTGAAGGACTCAGTTTGACTACACCTATCAAGAACCATACCGTACTGTTTATCTTAAAGTTTACACGAAAGCCCTTGACTGTGACACCGGAGCCACACCCTCGTCTCTCCTCTAGCATAAGTTGTGCAACGTGTACGGGAGTGGGTCCCTTGGTGTTTCTAGGAGGGGTTTTAGGGGCTCTGGCAGTGGGTTATATTTCCAAAATAAGAAAATTAGTTATGACTACGCAAAAAAGGGATAGCTGACAGGCACAGTGCAAATGGCTTACCAGAGCCACACTGGAGTCATACCAAGGAACCCAGAGCCACACTGGAGTCATACGGGAGTCATACGGGAGGACCCACACTCGTAAACCCTTGATAACAAGCCCTTTTTAGGTAGTGAACCAAATCTGTGAGAGAGAGGTATGTATTACTATAGTAAGACGATAGTTTCCCATAAGTCACAAGGACACTTAGGGACTCAAGGAGAAACCAGTAAAGTTTAATATTATTAATTAACTACCTTAAGCTAGACTAAAGTTAGACTCTAGTAAGAGGAGCTTAATGGTTTTTAATACCACTTTGTAGTGCACCTTAAGTAAGACTTTAGTATGCGACTTCGACAGTACCTAAAGTGTTTTGTAGCAGGGCTTTTAAGCCTTCTCCCCTTTGGGGCTGTAGCTGACACTACGACTTACACCGTACAGGTTGACCCTTACGTGGTTGTAGTCGAAAATGAATTAAAAGACGTAAGCCGAACAATCGGGATTGATAAGGACCGTACCCAAAGGACCGTTGTAGTCCATAGCCAAGGGTTCAAGGTTAAATCCAATTCTGGTTTTGTAGTCCAATTAAGAATGCCGATGGAGAATGTAAGAGGATCGTGTATCCCAGTCTTTCGGCATGAGGATGGGTCTTACGTCAAAGCAGAATTTAAGGTGAGTGCGGACGAGGAATATTACTCCTCAATTAGTCCGACTCTCTCCTACCAGACAAGGGGCAAGGTGGGAGTCACCTGCCTCTCAGGGTTCGGGGAGGTCTTTATCACTAGACCTGAAGCAACCTCCTCACCCACCCAATTTAGTATCTGGCTTGCCTTCCCTGCGGGGGACCACAAAGCCGGAGAGTACGTTTTTCAGATTGACCTATTTCCGAGAACACTTGATTAGGACTTATACAGCTCCCATATCCATACCAGAAAGGAGCTTACAATGAAACCTAAACTTATTCCTGCCGTAGCAGCTGAGAGACTTGTCACCGGAGGCCCTACCGGACTCATCTGGGAGAACCCTGTAGCCCCCCGGTTGAAGGCCGGGCAGAGTGCAGGATGCCTAAAAGACCCCGGCTACTTCCGTACCGCACTTGGTGGGAGTTTATACCTGAACCATCGAATAGTCTGGTTCCTAGAGACCGGAGAACAACCTCCCCAGTTCCTAGACCATATCAACGGCGATAAGCAGGACAACCGTATAGAGAACCTGAGACCGGCTACCCGTAGCCAGAACATGCAAAATAAGGGAATGTACCGGAACAACACCTCCGGTTTCAAAGGAGTGAGTTGGGACCGTACCGCAGGAAAGTGGCGAGCCCGGTGCAAGGTCAACGGCAACCTCCACTACCTCGGCTACTACACCACCCCAGAGGAAGCAGCCGAAGCTGTAGCTGGGTTCAGAGAACAACACCATGGCGACTTCGCCAATCATGGATGAAAGACATGCCAGAGAAACTTCCATATAAGAAGCCGATTGCCAACAAGATCAAACGGCTTATCAAAGCCGGTGTCTCGATGAGAGACATCTTTGCTGATATTCAACACCTCAAGGGAGCCCCAAGCTCCCCTACCTCAGTTTACAAAATCTACGGGGCAGACATCGCCGAAGCCCGAGCTGAGATTTACGAGGCTGTGGGGAACAGGGTCCTAGACCAAGCTCTACATGGTGACAGCAAGGATGCAGCCACCTTTAAGAGCCAAGAGCTGTTCCTCCGGTCACGAGCCGGTTGGAGCCCCACCAGCACCGTACAGGAACAAGAGCTGGAGAAAGACCCCGAGACCGACGTTTCAGCTATTGACGAACTAATGACCCTTCTGGGCAAGTCTTCCACGGGGTCAGAACCCGAGGAATAAGACATGGGCTACAAAGTCCCACCCATCACAGCACAGACCCTCAGAGAGCTACCTGACGAGCAAGTCCAAGCAGCTCTTACAGCATTGGGTCCTGAGAAGGTAGCAGAGCTTCAGCACAGTTGGGAGTTCTGGGCACGTCCGGACCAACTAGAGCCCAAGGGCAAGGACTGGAACATCTGGCTAGCACTAGCTGGCCGTGGCTGGGGGAAGACAAGAGCCGGAGCTGAGTGGGTCCGACACCGGGTCAAATCCGGTGATAAAATCATTCATTGTGTAGCCCCAACAAAAGGGGACGTTCGGAAGGTAATGGTTGAAGGTGACTCCGGTCTCCTGAACGTATGCTGGCCCGGAGACAAGACATATAAGGGTGTCCCAATGGGAGCCCCGGAGTGGTCTCCAACGAACAACACCATCACTTGGGCCAACGGTGCCAAGGCAGTGTTCTTCTCGGCAGAGGACCCGGAACGTCTCAGGGGTCCACAGTGTCATGCAGCTTGGACTGACGAGCTTTGTGCATGGCGTAATGCCCAGATGACTTGGGACATGATGATGTTCGGACTTCGACTGGGCAAACACCCTCAAGTCTTCATCACCACCACCCCGAAGACCACCAAGCTAATCCGGAACATCATTGCTGACGAAAAGACCATCGTCACAACCGGTAGCACTTTCGACAATGCTGCAAACCTTGCAGACACGTTCCTAGACGCAGTCAAGGCCACCTACGAGGGAACCCGACTGGGTAGGCAGGAACTCTACGCAGAAATCCTAGACGAGGCTTCTGGAGCCTTGTGGAACCGTACCCTTCTGGCCTCCTGTGAGATTGAGCCAGAGGACGTTCCCGACCTTCAGAGAGTTATCGTATCTATTGACCCTGCAGTCTCAGCCAATGCTGAGTCCGACATGACCGGTATTGTGGTTGCAGGTGTGGACATCAACGGCAAGGCTTATGTCCTTGCAGACCACACTGAGAGATACAGTCCCCAAGAGTGGGCCTCAAAAGCTATCGAGCTGTACCATGAGTACGAGGCAGACCGGATTGTAGCAGAGAAGAATCAGGGTGGGGACATGGTGAGGCATACTCTGCACACCGAGGACCCAACCGTCCCCATTAAGCTGGTACATGCATCCAGAGGCAAAATGGCCCGTGCCGAACCAGTTAGTGCTCTATACGAGCAGGGGAAGGTTTTTCATGTCAGAGGACTAAACGACCTAGAGGACCAGATGGTCCAGTGGGAGCCACTTGGTTCCACGGGTTCCCCTGACCGATTAGACGCAATGGTGTGGGCAATCACTGACTTGGCCTTGAACGGCTATGCTAAACCGCAGCTGAGGCTGGCTTATTCGTCTGCACAGGGGCTCCGATAGTTTCCCCGGTGTCAGTACCCCAGAAACTACCCAAAGCCTCTCAGTGGGCTTTACAGGGCCGTATGAGGGGTCCCTAAGAACACGAGGACCCTCAAAAGGGGAGTGAAAATGGCTAAAAAGATACTTTCCCCGACAAAAGCAGTAAAAGAACTCGGTATTTCGGGAAATAACGTCCATAATGGCGGAATCCGGGCCGATGAGTTCCTTCCGGAGCTGAAAGGCCGCAAGGCCATTAAGAAGTTCCGGGAAATGCGAGAGAACGATAGCACCATTGGAGCTGTCCTCTACTCAGCAGAACAAATCCTCCGGGACGTTGACCTCCGGGTAAAACCAGCTGATGACAGCCCTGAAGCACAGGCTGCAGCAGGGTTCCTAGAGTCCATCCTTGAGGATATGGACCATTCTCTGGATGACCATATCTCTGAGAGCCTCTCGTTCCTGTCTTACGGGTTCATGTGGTTTGAGCTGGTCTACAAACGTCGTAAAGATGGCAAGCTAGGCATCAAGAAAATTGCTGCAAGGGCACCTTGGACCATTGACCGGTTTGATGTAGAGCTGAAGTCCGGTGACGTACTGGGGGTTTACCAGTCGTCTTCTCGTCCGGGTTCAATCTCCAACTACATCCCCAAGTCCAAGTCCATCCACTACAAGACGCATACGATCAACGGAGACCCTTCTGGTCGTAGTATCCTCCGGAACGCCTACACCTCTTATGAGTACCTGAACAACCTTCAGGCGATTGAGGCGATTGCTGTAGAACGAGAGCTTGCCGGTATTCCGGTTGGTCGTCTCCCTTCGGAGTACCTGTCAGCTGATGCAACCGATACACAGGCTGCAATCAAGGCAGAGTTCGAGACCATCCTCCGGGACGTTAAGTTCAACGAACAGGGTTACCTAATCCTGCCCTCCGACATGTACCCGGACAAGGACGGTTCCCCGACCAGTAACCCTCTGGTCAATATCGAGCTGATGAGTTCGTCTGGTACTCGGAACATTGAGATTGACCCGATTGTCAGCCGTTACCAGCATGACATTGCACGGTCTGTCCTCTCTGAGTTCCTGTTGTTGGGCTCTCAGCAGTCAGGCGGCTCTTACGCCTTGTCTAAGTCTAAGACAGACATTTACCTCCGGGCCTTGGAGAGCTACATCACCACTATCACCGATGTTCTCAACAAGCAGCTTGTGAAGCCCCTCTGGGAGCTGAACGGTTTGTCTCCTGAGACCATGCCGAAGATTAAGGCATCTGACGTTGCACCGCATGACCTGCAGCAAATCTCTGGCTTCCTCCGGAACCTGAACCAAGCAAACATCACCGTACACGATCACCCAGAGGTTATCCAAGACCTCATGGATATTGCAGAGCTGAGCTATGAACCTAAAGACACGATTTCAGAACCTAATTCAGTCGATGGAACGCCGGAACCGTCTGGCCAAAGATCGTTCGAGTTTGATGAATATGACGGACAGGGAACTGAGTGATATTGGTATCTCCCGGCTCCAGATTGATGAAGCACTGAGGGACGGCAAGAAATGAGCCAGTACGCAAGAGAGCTATTCAAGGACAGCCTACTCTCCATTTCACAGGGGCAGGTAGCTGGTCATTCCGTAGTCTCCAAGTTCGGCTACAACCCGGACGTTGGGGGAACTAAGGAGACCGTCTGGTCTGCCGGTGGTCTTTACCCTTGGTCAGCTCTTGCAACGGCTCAGACCCTCTACCTTATCTCCACAGATGCCGGGGACACCGGAGTCGTACAGGTTCAGGGGCTAGACGAGAACTACGCCCTGCAGACCGAGGAAGTGACCATGACGGGGCTCACAGCAGCCTCCACCACAAACACCTTCCTCCGGGTCTTCCGGATGATATACCTCGGCTCTACGGACAACGTCGGGACCATCACTGCAAGGGTGACTTCCGGGGTGGGTACAGTGGTTGCACAGATTGACGCAGCTTACAACCAGACCCTCATGGGGG